GTGGTGCCAAAGGGCAAATGAAGGGAAAGAAGAAAGTAAGCCTAAAGGCTGACCTACCTTCCACCTGACAGATGCTCCAAGGTCTTTAACATAAAAGTCCCGCTGAGTCATTACTGTGTACCAAGCTTCACCTAATTCTTGATTTAACATAGCACTCAATCTTATCTTCTGCATTTCTGCAGGGATTCGATCAGAGGCTGATGACAAATCAAAACAATAAGTAGGTTTGCCCAAAGATTCAGTCAGTAAGGTTTTAAAACCTCTGTCTTGATTCTTTGTACAATCTGTACTAATTGTTTTTAGGGTGTTATACAGAGAAATCTGTATAACCTTTAACGAAGTTTGGCTCCAGTAATCTCCGATAGCAAAAGTTCTTGTCTTACCTCCAGCTTCGCTGGAAAAGCCTAAACGGCCGGTACGATAAGATTCTTTTGCTGGTGTGTATTTGGCTTGTTGTTCCATCCAATGGGTAACCCACTCTTGTCCTAGGACTTTATTGAGTTTGGTTATTCCACTGTATAGAACAGTATCCTCACACACCGCTCTGGCATCTAAGTGTGCACACGCGACTGCAGAGCCATTTGGCCCTTTAGCAGTTGTTGTGAACACCCTTGGATCTCCAGGGCTTCGGCTTACTAAGGTCCCTAAGTACCACGGATATTTATGGAAGAATTTTTCTAAAAATATTGAAAAATGTTTTGTTGTTTCGTTAACGAGACTCCCTTTCGGGTAATCTGCTACGATAGACTCTACATTAATCTCTATTGGAAGTTTAATTTTCTCATAAGATCTTGCAATAGTTAGGGCCAAACGATGTTCATTTCTACCCCTCTTAATGAGTGGCCTTAACGGCCAAAGAGGTTTAGGAATACCACGTTTGTCTACCTTAGTAAAACTCATAGGTTGAGTTGGGATGTTCAGAACAATATTACGTAGAAATACGTAACTTGTTTTGTACTTCTCTAGTGTGTACTTCTTGCCATTGCTAGCAATAGCACTGTCTAGTTGTCTTTCATACTTGATCCATAACGATTCATATCTTCCGTGTAAATTCTTATCATTAATTAGAGAAGCTATTATAGCCATCTTATTATTATTAAGTCTTTTCATAGTAGATTGTTTTGATTGTATTAAGCTCTCCTGACAGGTTAAATGCCAGTGCCCACCACATTGAACGGTGACGGAGTAATAAAAGATACCGGAAGACCGGGTAGTACCCGG